TGCCGAGGACTACGCGATCTTTGAGGCAGCGCAGGCCATCGTAGCCGGGCGCCATCGGGTGGCCGAATGACCCCCGCAGACATCGCCCTCGCCCGCCGCGCCGTCGCCTGCAACGGGTGGCGGTGGGTTCGGGGCATGCTTCGACAGGATGACTACCGCTACATCGGCAGCGGGGTGTGGGTGCGGTGGTTAGATGTGCATTCTTTCATTACAGCCCTGCACGCTCCGGGCCAGTTGCCCGACTTCACCGACCCCGCAACGCTGGGCTGTCTGCTCGCTTTGGTGCGGGAGGCGTGGCGATGCCCGAACGTCTACGTGCGCCAGTCCACGACGCGCCGCAAGTCAGACGGCGTGATCGCGTGGGAAGTCTGCGACCTGTATCTCGATGCGGAGGCGTGCCGCGCGCTGGGCGTGCCCCGTGGGGGCAGCGTGGGGTTTTGGGGTCACGGCAGCGAGGCCGAGGCCCTGGTCGCCACCCTGGAGGCCAAGCCATGACCGCGCTCAATATGGACAGCCCCGTGCCCTGCCGCTTCTGTGGCGGTGCCTTTGAGTGGCACCCGACAGACAGCGGCGACCCTGGCACCGAGCACTGGCTTGACGGCCTGTGCGGCACCTGCGGCGCCGAGTGGCTGGAGGTGCCCAGCGGCACGCCGCCCACCTTCCGCTGGTACGCAGAGGACGACCGCGCCGTGGCCGCGCTGGTGGCCGAGATTGAGCGGCTGCAGGCCGAGCGCGATCACTTCCGCGCAGCGTGGGCTGCCGCGCAGGCGCACGTGGACTGCTGCCCACTCGCACCAACACACGATGAGCGATAACAATGGCCCAGGCATGGAAAACAACCGAGCAGGCTCGTGCTCTCAACCTTTCTGCCGACGCTACCCTTTCCTGGCGCGACGTGGCAGACACGCTGGCACGTGAGGGCTTTCCCGCACGCGACCCAGAAGCCGTGTCAGTACGGATGCGCCGGCTTGGCGCACCCCGCCGCACGCTGGCTGATGGCCGTCCGTGCCGCCCGGATTGGGCGTCGGCGGAAGTCCGCGCCTCGATGGAGCTGCGCCGTCTACGGTCAACGCTAACGGCTGCGCGTGCGGCAGCAGATGCCGCATGGGCCAAAGCCGAGGCCGGTGAACGTGCGGCGGCAGAGGCGAGTGCCAGGGTTGCCGAGCTGATGCTGGAAGAAGAACGATTGATCAACATCATCACAAGGGTGGACCGTGGGTGAACGCCTCAGTCAGTGCATTCCAAGTGGCAAGACAACAACCGTGGTCCGCGTTCGCTGGAGTACCGCGCCAGTGGAAGTCCTCAAAGTGATCGCACTGTGCGGGCGGTCCTACGACCCGTGGGAGGCGCGTCTGCTGCGTGGTGATGTGCCAACGTGGGAACCGCAGCGTCCGCCCGGCCTGTGCCCGCAGTGCTGGCGCCTGCACAAGCCTGCGCCCTGACCACAGGTGGAGGCAGCATGGCCACGCACCACCTGACCCGCGTGCAGGCGCACACAGGCAGCCATTCGTTTGTGGCGGTGGCAACGCTGTGCGGGCGAATGGAGGCCGTGGAGCACACGGTACACACGGGCGACCTGCCAGCACCGCGCTACCTGCCGCACCGGGCGCCTGACGCCCTGTGCGCGCAGTGCTGGGCGGTGCTGCACCAGGGCAAGCCGTAGCACGGCGCTGTGCGTTTATTGCACCAGCCGCCTATAATACGTTGGAGGTTAGCAATGTCAAAGACGGAGAGCGAGAAGCTGGCCGGCACCGTGAACGGGTGTCTGCAGGTGGTGATCGTGGTGCTGGTGCTGTTCGTGGCCGGCTGTGTGGTGGGGCCTTGCACCCTGCCGCTGCTTCTGGGAGGCGCGGCTGGTGCCGGTGGGGGTGCGCCTTGACGGCGTTCATTCCGACGCCGTGGGAAGTGTTTGAGCACGCAGGCAGGTTCTACGTTGCGCGCCGTGACGAGAAAGCCGCGCAGTACCTGTGGCCCATCGGGGCTACGTGCTTCACGCTGAAAGAGCTGCTGGACACCACGGAGGGTGCTGGTTCGTGGTCCACCTACGACCGGGCTGCCTTGGCGGCTGAGGTGGCCAATCAGATCCGTGCAGTGGTGTTGGAGCTGCAAAAAGAAGCAGCCCGGCGCGACACAAACTGGGGGGAAGAATGAACGATACGTCAAACGAGCCGATGGACTTGGAGCTTACAGAGCTGGCACGTGCTGCTGTGGCGTGCCGGTCTTTCCGCTGGGTGCCTGGGATGCGCTGCATTGCCATGCGAGCGGAGCCGCTGGAACCGATCATTACCCGTGTGCCGGACAACACGAGGGGCTGGAAGCCATACGAGAACTCGCTGCCCGACTTGCGGGATGCCGCGACACTGGGCTGCTTGCTGATGCTTGCGCGCAAGGCGTGGCAGGACGAGACACTGTACGTTCGTCTGTCAGACGACTTCCGACTCAGCGATGGCAAGCGGGCGTGGGAAGCAAACGGCTGGTGCAACGCTTCGACCAGTCCCGACAAGCGACCTGGGGCGTGGCGTGCCTGGGGTTTCGCGCACGAGGCAGAAACAATCGTGGCTTGTTTGAGGGGTGCGCACCAATGAACGCACACCACAACAACCTTCCGCGAGTTCTGCCGCCGTGGCTGTGGCGGTTCCACGGTGACTACGCATTGCTGTACGAGGGTGCTGTGCCCCGGCTGGCCTTGCTGTGGCGTCGTGGGTGGGAAGTGGCCCACGCAGACGGGACCGTGATCCGAGACGACGTGTCCAATGAGCGGCTGCCCGATGTGCTTGCCACACAGCTACCGGCACTGCGGTTGGAGCAGCCGTGAGCAAACCGCACGTGAGCCGTCAACGCAACGAGGCTCCGATGCCGCCGTTGCTGGCCATCCTGGCAGAGCGACGGCTGCGTGCGGACACGGTGGGGCAACCCCAGCCACCCGTGCAGCCACCCGTGCAGCCGCCCGTGCCTGTGCCTGCGCCGCCGCCTGTGGTGGTGCCTGCCGCGCCTTTACGGGCGGTGGGCACCCTGCAAGCGGTGCCCAATGGCCCCGCCGCACCTACAACCCGCAAGGCACCCCTAACGGTGTGCGCGTGTAGGTGGGCGGTGGGGGTACATTGCGAGGCCCTGTTGCGGGCTGCGCCAGACATATCAAGCGCCGTGGGGCGGCATGTGATGAATGGTGGCAACGACATTGGTTGCCCAGGCAGAAGGTTGACATAACCGGCATCATGGTACAACATACATATGTTTGGAGTAAGGTTATGAAACAAGAAAGCGAACTAATCAGCTCTGCAGAGGACCTGTACGCCCGGCTTATGGACGCTGGACTTCTGTCCATCGCCGCCGACCTGGGTAGAGCCGTTGCCGCGCTCAAACGTGTTGCAAACGGCTACCCGGCATCACAGCTGGATGCGCTGGCAGTCAAGATGCACAAGGCGGGTGAGGAAAGCAACGATGCGCGCAACGCCTACCGTAAGTCGCGCGGGCATCGGCGGGCAGCCATGAAAGAGGTGATGGAGCAGGCCCATGCCGAGTGGGTAGCTGCGAGTGAGGAATGGCACGAAGCCTTTATGGCGGCCATCAAAGCGGATAATGAAGGGATTGAGGGTCACAAACATGAGTAATGAACAAGCCGGACATCAAGGGCTGGAAGATGGTCATGCCTACCTGATGGTAGACAGCGACGAGCTGGACCCGTGCCTGCTGCCTGGAACCATTCTGGTCGTTCCCTATCAAAGCGGCCATCAGGGGGCTGCTCTGGTGCGGGCTGGTGATCAGATGCTTGTCCTGTGGGTGTGCGACATGCCGGATGGTAAGGGCGGCACGGAGACGATGCTGACAAACGAAGATCCACGTTGGCCAGTGATCTTCCGCACACGTCAGGAGGCGGTGGAGGTGGTGGCAACGTGTCTACGTGGCTGGCAGGAGGTGGGAGATGATAGCGCCGACCGATAGTGAAGAAGTGCTGCGCATTTTGGAAGGCATGATGAAACGCGCAAGCGAGAGCGAACGCGACATCGTGGTGCTGTGGCTGGACTTGGTGGTGTACCGAGAGTGTCTGCGGCGCGGCGACGATGCTGGTGCGGCGCTGGTGACTGAGGTGGCAGGGCGCATCGCCGCTGGCGATCACTTGGGACAGCGATGATGCGCGGCGCCCCTCAGAACAGGATGCGGTGGCGCTTGGACTTGCCAGACGGATGCACTGCTTGCGTGGTTGATCGCCGTGGTGTGGTTTGGTGGCACCTGCATCAGAAAGAAGGGGCCGAGGTGGTAGGAACTGCTGTTGATGTTCAGTCGGCGCGCATTCTGGCCATACTGGCATGGCGTGATGCAACTGGTTTGGATGTTGTGCCAGACGACTTGCGTCGCGCCGCATGGACGGGAGAGGACAAAGAGTGAATGTGTAAGGTGCGCGCTTGATGTAAGTCAGGCGCGCAACTGCGCGGCAGGGTGCGCAGTGGTGTGATAGTGTCCCGCTATGCCCAGAAAGGCCCTCACACCCGCACCCCCGCTGCCTGCCGCCGAACGAGGCGAGCTTGCCACCCTGCCAGAGCCGCTGCAGCCAAGGCAGGCTGAAAACGACCGTGCCTACGCTGCATTCTTGCTTTGGTGCTTGTCGGAGCCGAGCGAGCGTAGCAAGCGCATGATCGGCACCGCGCTGAACTGCAGTGATGCAAACGTGCGGCTGTGGGCCAGTCGGCACGCATGGGACCGCCGGCTGGTGCAGGTGCCGGATGCCGAGTGGCACGCCCTGCGGGGCTACCGCGCGCTGATGGATCTGCAGCCCGGCGCCGCTAAGGTTGCGGCGCTCCAGCTGGCGATGGACGTGGTGTTGGAGCGGGCTGGCTTCGCCAGCGTGCGGCATCAAGTGGCTGCCGAGCGACAGGGTGCCGGTACGCAAGGCGTTGACCCGTCCGTGCAGCCAGCAGCGGAAGCGGCGCAGGATGCTACCGCAGAAGCAGGGCCACAACAACAAGATCCGGTGCCAGAGAAACGTGTGTCGGTGCCCCCTTTCACCACACCGTTGTCTGATGCGGAGCTGGGGCAGCTTGATCCGCAAGAGTACGTGCGGAAGCTGCGGCGCAAGGTGTTGACGACGCATCTAAGGGACGAGGACGTGCGCCGTCAGGTACTGCTGATTGACGCCACGCTTGGCTTGATCGCAAAGAAGGTGCAAAGCGGAGAGCTGCGTGTGCAGGTCAGTGACATTCCGCAGCTGATCAAAGCCCGCGCACTACTGACTGGACTACCGACAGAGCAGGTAGCTGTGGCCGGTCAAGTGCAAGTCCAACACACCCATACCCATGAAGTGACGCAAGAAAGTGCGCGATTGGCAGATGCTCGCAAACGTGGTGGGCCAGCACTACTCACCGCAATGCAGGAGGAAGTGGCAGAGCTGGCTACTATCTTACAAGCCGTTCCACGCGCACGTGTGATTGACATCACTAACGGAGCAGAGGAATGAGCAGCATCATCATGCCACCGGGAACGATCGTTGAGCATGGACCGGGCGTGGCCCCGACCGGCCTGCAAGACAACCTGCTTGGCGAAAGCGTAGTCGGCGGGCCGCTGGCCGCGCAGGACGTGCGCATGTTCCTTGATCGCCGGACGCTGGAACACTTGCTCAACGTGGCCAACGCCAGCGCGGTGGGCCGCGCCGTGCTGCATGGTGTGGGTGTGCGGGTGCGCGTGTACCAGGGTGGCGATGGGCACCGCTACAGCGTGTGGTCGTTGATCAGCAACCCGCCGCAGGCAGAGCAATCGCCCCTTGCCCCGCTGCGCCCGCGTCGTTGACCTACGACAGTGTAGGTTTGGAGGTTGGATGAAAGCCAAAAGTGTTCTGAGGAAAGTGAAGCCAAAGGATAGCGTGTTGAAGGCCCCGACCTTGGAGCACGGGGTCTGGCAGGGTCTGCCAGAGATGGGTCAAAAGGACTTAGAGCCGTACAAAAGCGTCCGTGTCCACTTCCTAACGCAAGAGGCTTATGAAGCTTTTAGGCGTCTAATCGGTGCCGATACGTTGCGCGCTTCTGGTGGCCTCAACACAGAGTCGTTCTGGTTCCCTCCGATTGAGCCGCGCGACTGGACCAAGTTCGTCTGGAAGTCAGACAAGTGAACCCGCGGTATCCGGTCTACATCATCAGTAAGGGTCGGGCGACTACCGGCTCAACTGCGCGCGTGTTTCACCGCCTCGGCATCCCCTACTCCATCGTTGTGGAGCCACAAGAGGAAGAAGCGTACAGAGCAACGACACGGGGCGGCGACGTGCTCGTGCTGCCGTTTTCCAACCTTGGCCAAGGTGGCATCCCTGCGCGGAACTGGGTGTGGGATCACGCAACGGCGACTGGGGCTGAGCGTCACTGGATCTTCGACGACAACATCACCATCTTTAGAAGGGTGCACAAGAACACCATCTTCCCAGTGGGCGACGGAACCTTCTTGCGCGTCGTTGAGGACTTGGTGGATCGCTATGAGAATGTGCCGATGGCTGGCCTGCAATATCAGAAGTTCGCGCCCCAGCGTTCCATGCTGCCGCCCGTATACCTCAACACCCGCATCTACTCAATGATCCTACTTTCCAACAGTGAGACACTACGCTGGCGTGGTAGGTACAATGAGGACACGGACCTTTCGCTGCGCTTTCTGAAGCAAGGGAAGTGCACAATCCTTGTCAACGCCTTTATCGGCGACAAGGTAACGACGATGGTGATGAAGGGCGGCAACACAGACGAGCTGTATAAGCAGACCAACAACAGACGTGAGTTTGCTGATGCGCTTGCGGCCCAGCATCCAGATGTTGTGAAGGTAGTATGGAAGTTTGGCCGGTGGCACCATCACGTAGACTACCAGCCATTCGCACGCAACAGACTGGTGATGCGACCCGGTATCATCATCCCGCAAGGCCGTGATGAATATGGCTTGCGGCTGGTGCCTGTAGATGGAACAACCGATGTTCGTTGAGCTTTGTGCAGGTACGGCTGCTGTTAGCTTGCGACTGCACGACGCTGAGCGAAAGCCGCCAGTTAGCCGGATGGGCAGCAAGCAAAACTTCGCAGAAGCTACGCTGCGAGTGCTCGGAATGATGCCGGGTCAGGGCGCGCAACAATACGTATGGGCCGAGCCAGACGTGGGGGCACGGTTGCTATTGGAGAGCTACGCGCGTCCAGAGCTGTGGCCGCAGGCTGCAGACGTGTTGGCAAGCTGGGCTCACGAGCCGCCGAAAGACCTATGGCGGGCGCTACGGGCAGAGCAAGATACGGCACAGGCCACGCCGCGCGCACTGGCGCGGCATACGTTGCTTGCCGCTTGGACCATGTGGGACGAGCTATACCGGGGGCCGGGTGCCAGCAGTGCGGGCACTGTAGGTATGACCCTACCGGGGCTGTGGCGGCGCTTGCGCGTGTTGCACGCCGCCCTGCCGGCCCGTGTGTATGCCGATGCCCGGCAAGTGCCAATAGAAGCCGGTGCAACCGTCTATATTGACCCACCGTATAAAGGCACAACCGGCTATAAGCATGTGTTGTCGCGTGTTGATGTAGTGAAGCTGGCACTGGCGTGGGCGGAAGCCGGTAGCATTGTTGCTGTGGCAGAGGCCGAGCCGCTGCCTGAGTTGATGTCAGCAGGCTGGTACGCGCAAGAACTGACTTGGATGCGGGACACTGGGCTGCGTGGCAGGACGTTTAGCGCACAGAAGCGCGAGTTCATCACGTGCAACGTGCGTTTATATCATCCGGGCCGTCCAACGCGCCCGGTGTTGGCTGCATTGGCAATGAACCGTGGAAAGAAGGTGTTGTAGTGGCACGTGATCGCCTGACAGATCTACAAGCGCCGACGACACAGGTGGTGGACACCTTGTCCACTGAGTACCCGCTGCTCGGCATCGCAATGCGCCACCATCGCACAACCCGTGGCGAGCCATTGTCTTTCAAGGACAAGCCATACCTTGTGGAGCTTTACTGCGACGCGCCGCGCATTGACGGCTTTGACGCCATGAAGTGTGTGCAGGTTGGATGGAGTGAGCTGCTGGTGCAGCTTGCGCTGGAACGGGCTGGATGGGCGGGCCGCATCTGCGCATACGTGCTGCCGAGCTTTCAGCTGCGCGACCGCTTCGTGCAGCGCCGCATCCACCCGCTGTTGGAACAGGTCCCGGCCTATGCCGGCAAGCTGGCGCACGGAGACATCGGCAGCGTGCGTCACAAGCGGTTTGGACAAGGCGCGCTACTGTTCCTTGGCTCCAACACCGTCAACGACTTCATCGAGTTCAGCGCCGACGTGCTGGTGGTGGACGAGTTTGACAGGTGCGTGCAAGAGCACTTGGCTTTTGCGCGTGACCGGCTTCGTGCCAGCTCTGCACCGCAGCTGTTTCGCATTGGCAACCCGACCCTGCCACGTGAGGGTGTCGCCGCGCTTTACGATCAAAGTGATGGTCGCAAGTGGCATCATCGCTGCGGGCACTGCAACGAGCGTCAGTCACTGGACTGGCTTGTGAATGTGGTCACTCGCAACGATGCTGGACGGTGGGAGGTGCGTGACAAGGCACGAGCGGAGGATGGGCTGTTGCGACCCGTGTGCCGGCGTTGTGGCCGACCGTTTGACCGAGAAGCGAAGGGTGGCCAGTGGGTTGCAGAGAGGCCGGATATGCACCGTCGCGGCTACCATATCAGCCGGCTTGACGTTCTTTCCCAGGATCTAAGGCCGCTTTGGCGGGAATGGATGGAGGCACAAGGTAGTGGCTCCAAGCTCGTTGCTTTCTATGCATCAGTGCTTGGGTTGCCCTACGCGCCGGAAGGAAGCGCGGTGACGATGGATATGCTGACCCGCGCCGCTTGTGGTGATCCGATGGATGAAGGTGGCGATGCGGGGCTGGTGTATGAGCAGGTGGTCGCTGGCATCGACGTCGGCAGCCGTTCGCTAAACGTAGACATCTGCGTGGTGCGTCAGCGTGACGATGATCAGCGATACGTGCGCATCGGGCGCTGGACGGGGGAAGTGGGCACCTTTGACGCGGTGTATGACTTGCTTGTACGCTACCGTGTGAATGTGGCTGTGGTGGATGCTCGGCCGGAAACGCGGGCAGCACAGCAGCTTAGGGACAGATGCACGGAAACGGGTGTCTGTGATGTGTGGTTGTGTCAGTTCCACGCTACTGATCGTGTGGGGGCGCAAGACTACGGATTGCGGCAAGACTACGATCGCAAGCTGGTGACGGTAGACCGCACGCAGCTGCTGGACGCGACGATGGATGATGCGCGCGTGCATCCGGCGCGCCGCACTTGGCCAGAGGACGTCTGGCGAGTGCCGGGGTGGGCCGATCAGATGCAGGCGCCTAAGCGAGTGATGAACGAAAGTGGCACCCGTTACGTGTGGTCAGAAGGCAACCTTGACGACCACTACAGGTTTAGCGACGCATACACCAGGGTCGCGGCCGACATCATGGCCACGCAGGGGGCGTATCATGGGTGACGCAGGGTTGATGATGGTGCTTGCACAGCTGCTGGAAGCACACCCCGACCTACAACCGCTGATTGCACGCGCAAGCGTGGCCGAGCAGCGTGCGCTGGTTTCAGCGTTGCGTTCAGCATGGGAGGCTGGAGCAGAGCAGTCGGACCAGCGCACGGGAAGATTGATGGCGCGCATCTTTGGCGGGTTCGTTGGTGTTACCCCTGGATGCGATCAGCCGACCATGCCCGAGGGCGCGCGTGGTGGTTTGAGTGGGTTCGTAAGGTTGCTCGCTGGACGATAGTGTAGGCTGGCGCCGTGGAGGGATGATGGCCGACGTAAAGCTGATGCCGCTGGGCGTGGTGCAAGTGGGGCGGGCGCAGGCCCAGGCTCCGTCCGCTGGTGGCTGGCTGGCTACCGGCCAGCATCGTCGTCCGACTGCACGCGAGCGTTTGGGGTATGCGCAGGCGCTTGATGGCCCGCCCTACGATGCGGCAAACAGTGGTGGCCCCGGTCACTACTCGTTCTTCAGTCGCTGGCGCAACCTCATGCCTATTCAGTGCTGGGACCTGTACCGGCAAACGCCGGACGTTCGTGCCTGCGTGGATAGCATCGTGCGCCGGGTGGCCACGTGGGACTGGTATGTGAAGCCTACCACCGACCCGCGCAACGCCGCTGAGTATGGGCGTATGATGGAGGCGTCACAGATTGCCCGTGATTGGCTGCAGGTGCCGAGCCGCAACGGGGAAACGTGGCAAGAAGTGATGACGCGCGTGGTGACCGACCTGCTGGTGTACGACGCTGGCGTGTTGGAGCTGAATGAACAGGGTGGGAAGTTGTTGGAGCTGGTTCCTTGGCTTGGAAGCAGCTGGTTCCCGGTCACCGACGCCAAGGGCGTGCTGCTGCGCTACGAGCAGGAGAGTGAAACGGGTGTGCCTACGGGGCAGCCGGACATCATTGTGAAGATGCCGCCCGAGCGGCTTTGCTATCTGTCTCTGTTCCGCAACAACCGCGCCAACCTCGGCGTCAGCTTGCTCGACACACTGGTAAACGAGTGTGTCACCGTACTTCTTTCCAGCGAGCACGCGATGCTCGCAATGGACGCAGACGAGATCCCTCCCGGCCTGCTGGTGCTGGGCGGTGTGGCCGGCGCGGCGGCAGAGCGCGCACGCGCCGACCTGCAGGTGATGCGCGGCAAGGACCACAAGCTGCGAGTGCTGACAAGTCCTCAACCGGGTGGCATCGACGCGAAGTGGGTGGAGTTGCGGCGCCCGCTGAAAGACGTGCAGCTGCTTGATGTGGTTGATGGTCTGCGGCGCACGATCTGGCGTGTGTTTGGTGTGCAGCCGATTGAGCTGGGCGACACCGAGACTATCAACCGGGCTACTGCAAACGTGCAGCTGGACGTTGCTTCCAGCCACCTGATCGGCCCCATCTTGGAGCTTCTGCAGGCTCGCGTCAATGCACAGGTTCTGCCGCGTTTGCTTCCAAAGGAAGCACAAGGCAAGGTGTTGTTCGGCTTTGACCGTGCACAACCACTGACGCCGTTGCAGAAGCTGCAGCGAGCGGAAGCCAACGACTACCTTGTGAAGCGAGGTGTGCTGACGATCAACGAAGTGCGGGCGCAGATGGGTTTGCTGCCAGTCAACGGCGGCGACGTTCCGCTGGTTGATACGAACATGGGGCCGCTTCCGCTCCATCAGCTTGTCGCTGGCCTTGCCCCGGCCAACAGCTACGCAAGCGACACCGGCAACACGACTGCAGCGGCTGGTGATGCAGATGACATCACCCCTCTCAACAAGGCCGTGGGCGATACTGATCCAACAAACTTCCCATCCAAAGGTGACAACGAGACGGTCAACCTGCGCAATAGCCAGTGGGAGCTGTTCGACCTCCGCTATGCGGAGCGCCTGCGCACCGACTACCCGAGCATCTGGCGGAAGGGTGGCAACATTCGCGGCAATAGCCAGTATGAGAAGCTGGCGCCGATCGTCCGCCGTGGTGGCCGTATGGCACCACGGAACGAAACCGAGGAAGGAGCCATCCGGCTGCGGGAGGCGTGGGTGGCGCGCCACCGTGCAGACTTCCGTCTGGCCGGCGTGGTTGCTCAGGTCAAGTGGCTTGCGGTGGGCGACCGTGGCGAAGACTATATGAAGGAGCTGCTGGACGCTGAAAAGGCAAAGGTTGATGAAAAGCGAGCCATCGCACGTGCGGCCTTGGCAGAGCTGGACGAGGACGTGCAGCGCACACTGCGGCGCAAGGCGAGCGAGCACAACGAGGAAGTAGACGACGATCCAGACCGCACGACAACGGCGGAAGTGCTGGCGCAGGTGTGGAAGCGTGGCATCGGCGCCTACAACACCAATCCAGAGAGCGTGCGCCCAACCGTCAATAGCGCAGAGCAGTGGGCGTTCGCGCGGGTGGAGAGCTTCCTTTTCCTTCTGCGGACAGGCGAGCCGCGCGGCAAGGCGCCGCACGACACCGACCTACTGCCCGAGGGGCACCCGTACAGCACAGCCGGGGACGATAAGCGTAGCGCCCTGGTGGCGCAGGGGTTGTGTGCACAAGGCGGCTGCGGCCATGACCACCACCTGCACCGCGATGCGCCGGGCATGGCGGCGACGGGTGAGTGGTTGCCGAGTGAGTGGCAGCCGGCTGGCCGGTTTGCGGGGATGCGCACGCTAAACCTTCGCAAACTGGCAGAAGTCGTGGCTGAGTACCAGCTTGTAGCTACGGAGATCTACGACCGCACCAGCGTCGTTGTTCAGGCTACCGTCGCATCTGCCTACGGCCGTGACGGTGTGCTTGACGTTGCCGAGGCTGGGCGCGCGCAACGTGTGGTGGAGGCAGAGCTGGAGAAGCTGGGGAATGTTTGGGCGGCGCGCACAGAGGACTTCTACCAGCGAGCCTCCAACATCGGGCACGAGGCTGGCGAGCGAATCGCAATGACCAGTGTGGATGCGCGCTGGCGAACGAATGGTCGTGCCTTTTGGCAGGAAGCAATGGGCTGGCTGATGCAATCTGACGGGCTGGTAGGTGGGTTGCAGGCCCGCATCAGGGAAGTGCTTAGTCGTGCCACCACCGTTCAGCGCAGCCGCATCACTGGCGTTGACCCTGATGATGAGGTGGATGATGTGGTTACGGTTGTGCGAGAAACCTTTGAGGCACAAGGCGCGCGCATCGCAAACTGGTCCGGGCTTCTGATCGCGCTTGCCAACCGCGAAACGACCGACGTCCTCACGCGCACCGTTACGGTGGTGAATGAAACGCCCGTGGATTGGATGGTGGAGTGGGTAAGCGCGGGTGGTGACAGCTGCCCCACGTGCGAAACGGAAGGTGCTCGCGGGTTCATTCCTTTGAGTGAGCTACAGCGGCGCCCCGGTGAGGATACGTTGTGTCGTGGCCGCTGCCGCTGTGTGCTGGTGTTCTGGACCCGCGCTGAGGTCAGCAGTGGGGCTGCCATCGCTTTGTCAGCTCGTGCTCCCGGCGCTGGTGGTTGATGAAAGGTTAGCAAAGTGGTAAAAACAAGCAGACGCTGCAAGGCGCTGCACCCGTTTGGAGGACGCCATGCGCGTGACCGTGCCCGTTGGCAATGAACAGCATCAGCTCGACCTGCAGCCTGCAGGTGTTCGTGATGGCAAGCGCGTCTGGACGGCTCGGTGCCGTCTACCGATGGCTGGCCTGCTGGCGGGTACGCTTGCACAGCGGGATGCTGCTGTAAGGCAGGAAGGTGCAACGGTCCCGGTGTCCAGCGGCGCAGATGGTGATGGCCCCGTGTTGTTGGAGGGCTACGCCAGCAGCACCAGCATGGACTGGCACGGAACCGAGATGACCCGCGAGGCGCTGGACAGCATGGCGCGCCAGATGGCGGCTGGTGTTCCCTACGTGCCGGGGCACTATGAGGACGAGTGGGAGCAGGTGATGGGCCGCACGGTGGAGGCCCGTGTGGAACAAGGCACCGTGCTGCGCGATGGCGCCACTGGGCGTCAGGCCGAGGGCTATCGGCTGGCCGTGCGGGTAGAGGTGTATCCAGAGCACCCGCGCGCGCAGCTGTTGATGAAAGCCATGAAACGCGGTCAGGTCGTTGGTATGAGCATCGGTGGGTGGTTTACCGACGCGGAGGTTGTGACCAACGAGAATGACGAGGTGGAGCGGATCTACATCAAGGAAGTAGAGCTGGACCACCTTGCCGTCACCCGCCGGCCCAGCAACCCGGACAGCTGGATCTCTGGCCTTGCCCGTTCCACGGGCACCGCAATGGCAGCTGCGCGTGCTGCTGGTGATACCGGCTACCTGGGCGGTGCGGGTCAGGCGATGGACAACCGTGGCATGAACGTCAACGTCAACATCAGCGTCTGCCAGCACAAGAACGAAACCGAGGTGGAGGCCGAGGAGGCCGAGGCCGAGGGCACCGAGGGGGGCGAGGCCATGCCGTACAGCGATGCGATGGGCAGTGAGCGCGCTGTGGGTGATGCTCCTAACTACCACCTGTCTGACAGCACGACGCAGCAGTGCGGCACGTGCACGCACCGCACCCGCGACGGCTGGTGCAAGGCGTTCAACTTTGCCTGCAGTGCGGAGTGGGTGTGCGACGGATGGGAGCGCGCCAGCGCGGACGAGCTGGTCAACGGGGGCAGCGATGGCAACGCGCCAACGCAGCCCGACGAACAGCGCGCGGTGAGCGGCAACACCGACCTCCCGCTTGCGCCCGAGGACACCGCTTGGGGCTGGGACACCGACACCGCGAACGAGGTGCTGGGCGACCCGCCGGACTGGGAGCGGTACGCGATGGCGCACCTGTGGGTGGACACCGCGAACCCTGAGCGACGCGCCAGCTACAAGCTGCCGTTTGCCAAGATGGTGAATGGGGAGCTGCACATCGTGTTTCGTGGTGTGGCGGCGGCGATGGGTGCGCTCAACGGTGCGCGCGGTGGCGTGGACATTCCCGATGCCGACCGTTCCAAGGTGTACGACCGCATCACCAAACTCTATCAACGCTTCGACAAAGAACCGCCCGAACTGCGCGCGGGTGATACGGCTCTTGACAATGAGGATGTGCAGGGTTCTACTGCCATCAGCCAGTCGGACGCCGTGCAAAGCGCAGCACTGCAGCAACTCACCCCCAGCGAGGACAACGCCATGCCCGATAACCGCACGGCGACCGACACCCAGCGCATGGACAACATCGAGCGCGCCATCGGCGAGCTCAATGGTGTTCTGTCCAAGCTGGTCGAGCGCGTCGCTCCTTCCACCACCCCCACCGCTTCCGGCAGCGTTGCCGATGAAGCGGCACAGCTCCGCGCACAGCTGGAAGCCAAGGAGGCGCAGCTGAGCCGCGCCCTTGCCGCTGCCAGCCGTCAGGGTGTGGCGCACAGCCCTCACGCCAGCCGTCACACCGACGTCGGCGGTCACGGTGGGCTGATCCGCACCGTAGAGCGCACGATGGGCAGCCAGTCCGCGCTGGTGCAGGTGGCTCGCGCCCAGGCCGAGCGCCGCGACAGCACCGTGCTGCAGACGCGCGCCCAGCTGGAGGCCGACCTGCGCAGCCTGCTCGCCGCCGCGTTCGCGGACGGCGTGATCACCGACTCGATGGAGGCGTGAGCCAATGACCACCACCCCGACTGTGTGGGCGGGCCTTGACCCGTCCAAGCGCGAGGCTTTCGCCCGCGCCATCAACGTCTCCGGTGCCGGCTCCGTGCTGGTGCAAAACTTCACCAACCGCATCATCCAGCAGCTGTCGATCCGCGAGTTCGGCGCGCTGGGCACGATGGACCGCAAGCCGGGTTCCGGGTCGGCGGCCATCATCAACCGCCGCACCGCGTCCAGCATGACCGTGGGCGACGTGTGGGTGTCGGACACCGACAGCGTTGTTGAGAGCACGGGCAGCTACGCTCAGGCGACCTTCACCTACGCCACGCTCGCCACGCGCGGCAAGGTGACCCGCAAGATGCGCGCTCGTGGTCGGTCCTACATCGACATCCTCGCCGAAGAAATGATGCAGAAGGCTGACGACTTCAACGAGGCGTTGGAACTCTGCATCTTTGTGGGGAACAGCGGCTCGGGCGGCGACGCCAACATGATGAACGGCTTGCTGACGCTCATCAACGCTGTGAGCGGTCAGGTTGTCGCGCAGACGTCCGCCACCTCCGGGTCGGCGCTCACGCTCGCCAAGCTTGACGAAACCATCGACGCCGTGCGCGGCGCGGGCAACCGCTCCGATCTGGTGATCTACGGTTCCTTCAAGGGCATCCGCAAGCTCAACGCTGCCCTGCAGGCCCAGCAGCAGTTCATCAACGAGGTGGAGATTGCGGCCGGCTTCCGCGTCCGCACCTACGATGGCGTTCCGCTCGTCGTGTCCACCGGCATGTCCGATGCGATGTCGTGGTCCGGCACCAGCATCACCGCGTTCGGCGGCGAAGTCACGAACCCCACCACCGCGCTGGTCGTGGTCAACAAGCGGTTCGCGTACCTCGAAGAGCTGACCCCGATGACCATGATGCCGCTGGCGACCACCGACAGCCAGTTCGACCAGTTCGACATCTACTGGGACGGCGCGGTTGTCCTCGCCAACACGAAGGGCGCGTCGATCCTGGCCGGCATCGCTGCCAACTGACGGCTGTGGCCATAGGCGCCCGCTCCAGCACCCGCTGGGGCGGGCGTTTTGCTGCGCGGGCGTTCACTAAACGTGGCGCAGCTGCGCAGTAAGTGTCATTGCGCTGCGCACCAGGGCGAAGCGTGTGATACAGTCCGGCCAGGAGGGCGCACAGCATGAGCGCAATCAGTGACACGCCGCCTGCATCGGACGCCTATCGTTTCGTTCTACG